TTAGCTGAACGCGCACAGGCTAAGACATTTATTTATGGGTTTCTCTATGGCGCAGGGGTTGGAAAGCTCGGAGAGATTGTAGGTAAGGGAGGTAAGGAAGGGACTATCTTGAAAAAGAGATTCCTAGCCAAGCTACCTGCATTAGCCACGCTGATTGAGAGGGTACAGAAAGCAGCAGAGAGGGGATACATAGTAGGACTAGATGGGAGGCACTTGAAGGTAAGGTCACCACACTCAGCCCTCAATGTATTGTTACAGTCTGCGGGTGCATTGATATGCAAGCAGTGGATGGTTGAGTTTAACTACGCATTAATAGAACAAGGACTAAAGGAGTCGTGTACTCAGGTAGCATGGGTTCATGACGAAATTCAGTTAGAGACAAAGGAAGATATGTCAGATGAAATCGGAAAACTCGCAGTTGAATGTATCAAACGAGCAGGAGATGCCTTTAGCATCCGATGCGAACTCGATGGAGAATACAACATCGGAAACAACTGGGCTGAGACCCACTAAAAAGAACAGGAAGAAGTTTGATTTAGATTTAGCGTATGGTCAGATGCACGAAGACAGAGTGTTAGACATGCTACAAGGCAAGAAGGTCGAGGTAAAAACTGAGAGAGGTATGTGGACTAAGACAGGAAACATAGCAATCGAGTTTGAATCTTATGGTAAACCATCAGGCATCAATGCAACGGAAGCTGACTACTGGTTTCATAACTTAGCAGTTGGTGATGATGTTTACTGTACCTTGGTCTTTGAAGTAGCAAACTTAAAGAAAATTGTAGAGGAACTGGATGACCACCGTGTTGTTAAAGGCGGTGACCACTGGGCATCTAAGATGTACCTCGTCAATCTCTCTAAGCTATTCTCAACTGACACGCTAAAAGTTTATAAAGAACTATCCACGGAGGCAACTAATGAAGAGAACACTACTGATTGATGGAGACATAGTAGCTTATCGCTACTCCAGTACAGTGGAGCAAGAGGTGGACTGGGGTGACGATGTCTGGTCACTCTGGGCTGATGCTAAGGAAGCCAAAAAGTTAATCCTACAGTACCTTGACCAATTGGTTGAGGTTACCGCAGCAGATGATTTTATATTTACATTCTCTGACAAGGATAACTTCAGGAAGACTATCTACCCAGACTATAAACATAATAGGAAAGGGAAGCGCAAGCCCACTTGCTATAAAGGAATTAAGACTTGGTTAGAGTCTGAGTATGAGTCTATTGATATGCCTACCTTAGAAGGTGATGATGTGATGGGCATACTCGCTACGTCTGGTAAGTATGAAGAGACAGTAATTGTTTCTGAAGACAAGGACATGAAGACAATACCAGGTTTGCTATGGAGAGCAGCAGAGATGGAAGATATTTCTGAGGAGTATGCAGACTACTACCATCTATACCAAACCCTAGTGGGTGATGCCACTGATGGCTACAAAGGTTGTAAAGGTATTGGTGACAAGAGAGCCACTGACATCCTAAGCAAAGACCCTACATGGGAAGCTGTAGTCAAAGCCTATGAGAAGGCAGGACAAACTGAAGAGGAAGCCTTAGTACAAGCTAGATTAGCTAGAATACTTAGAGCATCTGATTACAACACTAAAACACAGGAACCAATATTATGGACTCCATAGATGATATTACACCAGCACAGTGGGACAAGATGAAAAGTGATTGGAAAAGCACAGCAGCAAAGGCTGCGAACAGTATTCCCGCTAATAAAGAAAAACCTAAAGATTACCAACCTGTAAAGAAGTTCAAGTTACCTACACATGCACAGACTAGGAAAACTATCCCCGCTTACACAGGTTTTGTTAAATACTTTCCCAGAGCTATTACAGAGGTATCGAGAGTATCTATGATTGGGGGTATTCAACACGGGCAAACACCCCAGACATTACATTGGGACAGGGCTAAATCAGGTGATGAGTTAGATGCCATGATGCGCCACATCCTAGATGAAGACTGGGCGCAGGTGGCGTGGAGAGCAATGGCTAACCTGGAGAAGTTTCTGGAACGGGAAGAGCAGGATTAATACCCACCATATAAGAGGACTTAAAATGTCTACTAAAAAACAAATAGAAGCAATCCCCGTCCACGGACACCAGCTTTTAGACATGCTTGAAGATGTCTTTCCTGAAGAGTCAGCACGACTTGAATGGTCTGACAGAGAAGTGTGGTATAAGGCTGGTCAAAGGTCTGTAGTCCAATGGCTGTTAGAGTTGAAAAGACGGGAAGATGACCCTAACTAAACCAGAGGAATTATTATGTGTCCACCCGCTATAGCAGGAGCCTTAATAGGCGTGGCTGGCTCCGCAATTATTGCCAAAAACCAAAGTGATAAACAAGAACGCGCTATGCAAAAGCAGCAGAAAGCCGCACAAGAACAAGCTGCTCAACAACGCCTCCAGTTTGACGAACAAATGGCAGCTAATAACCTTCAGTTCGAGCAAGAAAAGAAAGCTGCTGAACTTATGCGAATTGAGCGTGACGAACAGTTTGCTGCTACAACCGCAGCTAGTGATGCAGAGTTTGCCCAGCGCGAATCACAGTTTCTAGCACAGCAAGAACAGTTCACTGCCACGCAACAGCAAAACAGTGCAGAGTTTCAGGCTAACAAAGATAGATACGAAAAGGAACTTGCTGAACGTCAAGCTGCTCAAGATGTTGCTGAAAAGCGGGCATTAGAGATTGAGAAGAAGCGTGAGCGTGAGTTAGCTGAACTAGAAGCTGTACCAATTATGATGCGTAACGATGCTCAAAAGACCCGAACTAAAGGCGGTAGCCGTCTTGAGAACATGAAGGTCAAGAAAAGAGCTGGAGGCTATACATCTGTAGGTGGTGTTGGCGGTGGCGGTTTAGGTGTCAACATATAATCTAATAGGAGTAATGTATGTTAGAAGGTACTTCCTGCTCAAAGCGGTATCATAAATTATCAGCAGACAGGGAGATTTATCTCGATAGAGCTAGGGAGTGTGCCGAACTAACACTTCCTTCTCTGATAACTCCTGAAGGATTTAGTTCTAGTACAGACCTTTATCAACCTTTCCAAAGTATTGGGGCTAGAGGGGTGAACAACCTAGCTTCCAAGCTAATGCTTTTACTCCTCCCGCCTAATGCGCCTTTCTTCCGTCTAGCGATGGACACTAAGACTAAGCAAGAGCTTGATGGTGAGGGTGACTTACGGGCTGAGATTGAACAAGGCCTAGCCAGTATTGAAAGAGAAGTAATGAGTGAGATTGAGAACAGAGCCTTAAGGGTTAACTTCTTTGAAGCACTCAAGCATTTGATTGTTAGCGGTAACGTGTTAGTACACCTCCCAAAGAAAGGAGGGCTGCGTGTCTTCCCTATGTCGAGCTATGTTGTAAAACGTGCGCCTGACGGGGAACTGCTAGAAGTATTATTAGAAGAGGCTGTGTCACCTAGAGCTTTACCAGATGGTATTGAAGGTATTGACTACTCAGGTGATGAAGACCTTAAGTTATATACAAAGGTATACAGAGTAAGCTCAGATGTTTATGAAGTTTATCAAGAAGTTGAAGGTCAAGTAGTCCCAGGCTCTGAGGGTAAGTATTCCAAAGACCTAATGCCGTGGCTTGCGCTACGCATGGTACACCTTGATGGCGAAGACTATGGTCGCTCTTTCGTGGAAGAGTATCTAGGAGACCTGAAGTCCCTTGAGGGATTGATGGAAGCATTGGTTAGCTCCGCAGCAGCTAGTGCTAAACTTGTGTTTATGGTGCGCCCTAATGCAAGTGTCCGTAGAACTGACTTAGCTCAGTCACAGAATGGTGATGTAATACTTGGTGACCCTAACGATGTTAAGGTACTACAGACCGAAAAGCACCATGATATGCGTGTGGTATTTGATACCGTTCAGCGCATCGAAGAAAGACTCGCCTATGCGTTTCTCTTAAACACAGCGATACAGCGCAATGCTGAGAGAGTAACTGCTGAAGAGATACGCTTTATGGCTCAAGAGTTAGAATCCGCATTAGGTGGTGTCTACTCTGTACTGAGCCAAGAGATGCAACTTCCTCTCGTGAATGTGTTAATGAAGAGAATGTCTGCAACTAAGAAGATTCCTAAGCTACCTAAAGGCACTGTCACTCCAGTTATTGTTACTGGTGTGGAAGCACTTGGCAGAGGAAACGACTTAAACAAACTACGCACTTATATCCAAGACCTCGTACAACTGGCTCAGGTTAGTCCTGAGACAATACAACGTGTCAACTTTGATGACTTAGTAACTAGATTAGCTACAGGGCACGGCATTGATACGACAGGCTTGATTAAGACTGAACAGGAACTACAAGCTGAGATGCAAGCACAACAACAAGCACAGCAAAACCAGATGATGCAGGAGGCTGTCAAAGATGCTGCCCCTGGTGTGATGAAGGAAGTTGTGAAAGGCAATCAGCAACAACAGGTACAATAGATGACAAAAACACCCAAGATGACTTTAAAGAAAGATAACCCGAAGGAAGCTGAACCTAAAAAGGAAAAGAAGGTTGAGTATCCTATGTGGCCTGGAATGGAGAATGCTGAATTAGGCGTAAAGTATAGAAACGCTAGAGGCAATATAATTCAGAGGGGTTCAAGCAATGGTTGATACAATACAGGTAGAAGGAAATGTTACAGGTTCTGAAGCTCCAGTGGAGCAAACTCAAGAGTCTCGTCCAGAATGGTTACCAGAGAAGTTTAATTCTCCTGAAGACCTTTCTAAAGCATATGGTGAGCTGGAAAAACAGTACACTCAGTCTCGTCAAGAAGCAGCTCAAACTCAAGAAGCAACGCCTAGTGATGTGGAAACGCCAGAAACTAGTGAAGCTGAAGGAGAGGCTGCTAAACAAGCTGTAGAAAATGCAGGTTTAGATTTCAGTTCAATGGAAGAAGAGTTCGCAGAAACAGGCACACTCTCTGAACAGACTTATAAAGACCTACAGGATAAAGGTATCCCCAAGGAAATGGTGGATTCTTATGTCGATGGCCAACAGGCTAGAGCTACCCAATATACTAATGAATTATTTGGTTTTGCGGGTGGTGAAGAGTCTTACAAAAGTATGACCGAATGGGCAACCGACAACCTACCTGACAGTGAAATTGATGCCTTTAATGGTGCAATCACTTCAGGTAACACATCTCAAGCACGACTAGCTATTGATGGAATGGTATCAAGATACAGGGATAACGGTGGTTATGAACCCTCATTATTGAGTGGTAAAGCCTCTGCCTCTGTGGATACCTATGATAGTTGGGCGCAAGTTACCAAGGATATGGGAACTGCTGAGTACAAGAAAGACCCCGCTTTCCGTCAAGCTGTCGAGAAGAAGCTAGGTAGAAGCACATTTTAACCAGCCTACCAAGGCTGTTAATCAATTCAATACATCCCCAAAAAACAGTGAGGCTCTCTGCGGAGAACACCCTTTCCAGTAAAGTAAGGATTAGCGAATTACATGTTATTAATTTACTAACTTAATTTATTTTAAAGGATATTACAATGAGTAATGCAAACCCATCAGGCATCGGCCTGGTAAACAACGCAGGAACGGCTGATGCTTTGTTCCTAAAACAGTTCTCTGGCGAAGTTCTCACTTCTTTTGAGCAAGCTACAGTAACTGCTGACAAGCAAATGGTTCGCACCATTGCTAACGGTAAGTCTGCACAGTTCCCAGTAATGGGTCGTTCAAGCGCAGCGTATCACACGCCTGGTGCTGAAATCACTGGTACAGACATCAACCACAACGAGAAAGTTATTACTATTAATGACCTTCTATTGTCTAGTCACTTCATCTCTAACATTGAAGAAGCTAAGAACCACTATGATGTGCGTTCAGTTTATTCATCTGAGATGGGCCGTGCGCTTGCTTTCCAAATGGACAAGCACGTTCTACAGACTATGGCTCAAGCTGCTGCTGCATCTGCTAACGTAGGTGATACAAGCTACGCTTCAGGTACTATCATCACTGCTGCAACTTCAAACAGCAATGCGACTGCCTTAATTGGTGCAATCTTTGATGCTGCTGAAGCTCTAGATGATGCTTACGTTCCATCTGAAGGTCGTTTCTGCTTCTTGAAGCCAGAGCAATACTACTTGCTTGCTAACGCTTCTAACGCAGTAAACGTAGACTTCTCTGGTCGTGGTTCGATTGCTGAAGGTACAGTACCACAAATCGCTGGTATCAACCTTATCAAGACTCCACATCTACCTACCGCTAACATAACTGGTGCTGGTGTAGATGCTGGTGGTACAGGCGGCCCACAAGCTGTTGCTGCTGCTAACACTACTGCTCTTATCGCTCACACTTCTGCTGTTGGTACAGTGAAGTTGATGGATTTGGCTGTAGAGTCAGAGTACGACATTCGCAGACAAGGAACCTTGATGGTTGCTAAGTACGCTATGGGCCACGGTGTCCTACGTCCTGAAGCTGCTGTTCAAATCCAGACTGCTTAAAACTTATAGCGGAGGTCATTAATTTGGCTTCCGCTTTTTTTTACTTAAAGAGGATTTATCGTGGCTTTAACTACAACTACAACAGAGCTAGAAGCTGTAAACGTAATGTTATCAGCCATTGGTGAAGCTCCAGTATCTAATCTGAATGATTCAGCACTGATTGATGCAACACTAGCCCAAGCACTTATTAATGAAACAAGTGTAGAGCTACAGACTCGTGGCTTACATTGTAATACAGAAATTAACTTTCCTATCACACCTAATGTTAATAACGAAATACAACTACCTATTGGGTGCGTGAAAGTAGACACCACAGGCGTGTCAAAAGATATAGATGCGACTCAGCGTGGTAATAGATTATATGACAGAGGTGAAAGAAGTTTCACTTCATTTAACAGCACAGTGCATGTCGATATGACATTACTCTTAGATTTTAATGAGCTGCCACAGCACGTTAAACGCTACATCACTGTTAAAGCAGCAAGACGTTTTCAAGCGCGCTTTATGGGTTCAGAAACCTTAGCTGCCTTTACTGCTGAAGATGAGAGAGAAGCACTAATAGAATTTGAAAGAACCGAAGCTATTAATGAGGATAGTAACCTCCTTACAGATAGCTACGATACCTACAAAATAATTGCCAGAGGAACTCCTCGCAGAACTACAAGGTAAACAATCATGGGACTAGTATCTTCAAGCATACCTAACTTACTTAATGGTGTAAGCCAACAGCCAGCACCGTTACGCCAACCTACACAGGCTGAGATTCAAGAGAATGGATTATCTGATGTGGCTGATGGTTTGAAGAAAAGACCTCATACATCTTACAAAGGGCAACTGCCCCAGACATTAGGGGACTTAGACAACGGGTTGATTCACCATTTTCAATGGCAAGGAAACACGTTTTGTTTTACAGCCTTTTATGACCAAGCCACTTCTAGTGTTGCATTAAAAATGACTGAGTCAGGGGAGGGTTATTCAGCCCCTATTAACCGCACAATCACTAATCAAGCCTCCCAAACTTCAGGGGACTATCTTTACACTACTAACCCAAGGGAAGACCTACAGCTACTAGTGGATGATGATGGTGTCGTTATCTTAAATAAGTCTAAGACAGTCTCTGCCGCAGGTGCAACTTCTTCAGGGACTCTTAACGCACAATTATATAACTCTTTTAGTGATTTACCTGATGGTCAAGGGGCGAATGCCGTAACGGGAAATACCTATAAAATTATTGGGGCAGCTACATCTGCATTTGATAGTTATTATGTTAAGGCTTTGTCTGCAAACACTTATGAAGAAACCCTTAGACCTGGCCAGCAGTTCAGTATTAACGCTAGTACGATGCCCCATGTACTAACACAGTCAGGTAATAACTGGGTTTTAAACACTGTTACTTGGGGCGCAAGGACTTGTGGTGACTCAGATACGACACCCTTACCTTCCTTTGTAGGAAATAAAATCAGCCAGGTATTTTACTTTAAAAATAGACTGGGGATACTAAGTGGCGAGAATATTATTTTCAGCGAGTCGGGAGACCCTTATGACTTCTTCCCTAAAACAGTAACAACAATTTTAGATGATGCTCCTATTGATGTAGCCCTAAAAGATACAGGCGGAAATGCCTTAAAACATGCCGTAGTATTTAATGATACCTTAACTTTATTTTCAAAAAGTAAGCAGTTTAAAGTAGACACTAATGGCCCACTAACACAACAAACAATCTCTGTAGTGCCTAGTACAGACTTTGAGTCTAACACGGCCATTGCTCCTGTAGGCGCGCAGAATGTACTTTACTTTACTGCCACTAGAAGTGGGCATTCTTCTATTAAAGAATACTTTATTGAAGCTGATACTGTTAGAAGTGATGCTGTAGAATTAACAGCGCACGTTCCTAAGTACATCCCTGCCGACTTAAAAGATTTAGTTACCTCTGAAAGTAATGATTTAATCATGGCTATAACTTACTCAGGTAGGTTTTTTGTTTATAAGTATTTTACAGATGGGGAGAAGAAACTACAGGCAAGTTGGTCAGAGTGGATATTCCCTTCAGTAAAAAAGGTGCTAAGTATATATTCTACAGGTGACTATCTTTACTTTGTAGCTGAGTCATCAGACAGAAACTCTTCTGATAATGTTAATGGCATTGACTATTCTTCGTCTAGCAGTGAATTAGTAATTATGGTTATAGACTTTAGTCAGCCTTTAGATAGTGTACAGGCAACAGATACAGTTGGTAATATACAGGCCTTTACTGCATTGCTTGATAACAAGTACACCCCTTCTAATGGAGATGTAACTTATTCAGCAAGTGATGACGAAACCAAGGTAGAGATTCCTTTCTGTTTACGCAGCCCTGTAAATGCAGCCAACGCAGTAGTGATAGATAACACTACAGGTAAGCTATTAGATTTCGAGTGGTGGCTAGACCCTAATGGGGCTATAGACCCCTATAGGTATCTAGTGTTAAATGGTCAGTACACACACAGCCAACTTACAATAGGCTACAAGTATGATTTCAAGTACCGCTTATCACCACAGTACGTAAGAGAGAATAATGGGGCGCAAGCCATCCAGTCAGGTCGCTTACAGTTAAAAAGCATGCGTGTGGGTTTCGAGGACACAGGATACTTTAAGGTAGAAGTAACGCCTAACAACAGGGCTACATCTAGTTATGAGTACACTGGCCAAGTTATCAACCAGATAGGCTCTACTGTAGGGCTACCAAGTTTATCTGACGGTACATTTAAGTTCCCCGTACTTTCTAAGAATGACAGTGTAACTGTAGAGATAAAGTCAGACAGTTTCCTACCGTGTACCTTCCAGACTATTGAATGGGAAGGTTTCTACACCATATTGTCTAAGAGGATATAATGTTAGAAATAGTTGATGCACTACCTAGTGATGCTATTGAGTTAGCATCGCAGTTAAGACCCATAGATAAACTAGAAGTTGAAGCTACAGGTAACACCCCTGAAAAGAGTTTAACTAATAGTTTTAACTTACCTAAATCTAAAGTTTACTCAGGAGTAGATTCTGATAGAAAAGTGGTCTTTATGTGTGGTGTGTCACAGTGTCCTAACAACCCTAAGAATGGTGTTATCTGGATGCTTACTTCTGAGTTAGCTAAAGAACATAAAAGGTCAATACTAATACTAAGTAAGCCCACAATAGAAGACTTATCTGAAGGCTTTAATAATGTATATAACTTAATACACAAGGATAATAAAAATAGTATTAGGTGGTTAGAGTGGTGTGGGTTTGAGGTAGTAAAAAACAGAACATATAAATTAGGTGGAGAAGACTTTTACCTACTGATGAAGAGGATAGAACAATGAGTGCATTTAGTGGCTTAATGATGGGAATGAACTTTGGCTCACAGTATGGGGCAGCATCGAGCAACTACGAGATGACAAAGTTGCAGAACGAGATGCGTACTGAGTCAGCTAAAGATGCCATGGACTTGGACAGGGAAATCCTCATCAGAAGAAGGAAAGAAGAGTCCAGAGCCTATGTACAATCTAATATCGACCTACAACGCAGAGCATTAGAAGCTGAGTCAAGAGCTAATGTGTCTATGGGTGAGGCAGGTATTGAGGGGTTGTCTGTAGATAACGTCAAGTCAGCCATACGCAGACAAGAAGGGCAGACTAGACAACGCCAGAAGGAAACATTCGATAGCAAGATGGACACTATTGATGATTCATTTGAAAGGTCACTACAGACTATGTTAGCGCGTATGCAAGGTTTAACACCCCCTGCACAGCCTAATCTGTTAGCTATAGCATCCCAGAGCTTTGCTCCTGCAATAGACTCTAAGATGGCTGATTCTTTTGATGGTTGGTTTGAGGAGACGTTCGGATGAGTAAAGGACATATGCAGGATTTACAGGGATTCCGCACAATCTCTAGCCCCTCAGCTTCCCCAGTGGATGCCTATGGTGGTGGCGTTAATGCGCCTAAAGTATCGGCTGCTGACCAACTGGCTTCAGCCTTTGGTACTGTCAGTAAGTATGGGCAGAGAGCTGCGGCACAACAACAAGCTGAAGATGACAAGCTACGTCAGGACGAGGCACAGGCTTTTATTAATCGTTGGAAGGCCGAAGAAGAAGGGGACATCCTAACTGCAATTAAAGCAGGGGAGTTGTACCCACAGGTTTCTCAGTCCTTTCTAGCGCAAGCTATTGAAAAGAAATCAAACTATGAAACACAGACAAGCTACCTAGAAACTTTCAGTAAGCTAGATGATGACATTGCTCTTAGTGACGTTAAGTTAAATGCCTTCTTAGGTTCAGAAGAAGATAAGATTAGAGAGCAATATAAAGATAATCCTTTTGTTTTATCAGGTGCGCTTACGGGCTTTAGAGCAGCTAAATCTCAGCAGATGCCAGGCATATTAAGCAGACAGGCTAAAGCTACTAAAGACATAGACACAACTAATATTAACAGCTTCTCTATCTTAACACTTGATAGGTATAACTTAGAAACAGAAGAGGGCTATAACGCTGCTGTGGAAGCCTTTGAAGTGGATTTACAAAACAGCATTGACACTTCTATCAACGAAAACTCTGTAGTTAATCAAACCTATGTCGATGCGGTCATCGCTTATGCGAAACTTAACCCATCATCAGGGGCTACAAGATTACTTAGTGATAAAAGGCTAAAGCACCTGAACACTAAGACAACTAGAGCCAAGCTAAGTGAAGCTAATAAACAGATAGGCCAGTTAGCCGTAGCTGAATTAGAGCGTAAGCAAAAAGAACAAGAAGTTTTAAACAAACAGAAACTTGTAGAATCTCAATCTAAGTTAAACCAGTTAGCTGTCAATGGTGATATTGCAGGTATAGATAGAATCATGGCTCAAAGCACTGGCTTAACAGGAAATGATGCTGTGCTTGGCAACAAAGTTTACCAGATGGCTGAGATTTCAAAACAGGCAGCACAGGTTAAAGCTGATGTAAGTGCAACTAACTACACCATTCTTAAAGATGAAATAAGTGTAAGTGCATCTTTAGGAACAGCAGGTGACCTTGAGTCTATGATTGCTAAGGTTAATGAGCGTACAGACATCCATCCTAATGAAAAAGCGGTGCTAATCAAAGAGTTACCTAACTTACTTCTAGGTAACCAAATCATTGCTTCAGCATCTCATAAGTCAGCATTAGGCGAACGCTTAGGTGGTACTATCAAGACCTACACAGATAACCCCAACTTCTTAGCAAAAGGGTTTCAGTTAGGTCAGTTAGCTACGTCATTTAGTGATATAGCTACTGAAACTTGGAACCAAGAAACTAAACGCTTAGTTAATCTTCATCTTGAGACAAAGGGTGAAGTGCCTGGGTACGCAGACTTACATGATGATGGCGGTATCTATGACAGAGCCGAAGGTAAAGTAAGAGCTAGGTTGCAAGAAGTTAATCAAATGACTGAAGTGCAACTACAAACTCTGGGACAACAGCAACAGCCACAACAAACTCAAACAGAGCAACCCACAGGTGACTCTACCTACGGTGCTACATTTGAAGCTGGCGGTGTCACTTATGGTTTACCAGTAGGTATAGACTCTAAGACTGCTACCGATGCTGATTGGGTGGTAATAAGTGAGGGCGGTACGCCTCCTCCTGCGGTTCCAAACCCACTACAGGCTGCTGAAGACAGACGTTTAGCTGACTTAGTGACTACTGTGTTTAGGTCTGAGAATGACCCAAGTCTAACCCAGAACAAAGGTTCACGTTCTTATGCTCAAGCTATGAACGAGCTTAACAAGATGCCTAAAGAAGAGTTAGATGCATTTGTACAACCTCTGGCTGAACAGGCAATAGCTTCATTTACTGAGCGACTAGACCCTGATGCAGCTAATGCAATCCCATACACACAAAGGGATGAAGTACAGGAACTGATACAACTGTTAGAACAAAACCCAGCAAACATCTTTAGTGACAATGATTATGCAGAAAGGTTCCTAGAGACAACACTCAAATAAATATAGGTGACAAATATGGCAGGTATTGCTGATGCTTATAGAGCCTCATTGCAAGAGGAAAAGCCGTTAGGTATTGCGGATGCTTTCCGTCAATCGCAGGGGCAACCACAAGCCCCTCAAGGCTTTAACGCTACTTACCAAGATATGGGCGATACTCTGTATGACGAAGACTTAGTTAATGATGTTAATTATCAAAAGGCTTCTGAAGTTATTTATAACATGAATAACAGTGTTGATGCCCCTCGTCTTTCCCCACAAGACTACGCTAAGTATGGTATCGAGACAATGGGGTGGTTCAACTGGAACCTCCCTAAGATGTCTTTAGATGCTAACCGTATCTCTGGGGCTACAGACGAGCAGAAGAAAGCCTTCCTCTACATGATGGAGTCTTATGATGACTTAGGTGTTTCATGGAATGGGGCAAAGCGTTTCTTCAAAGGTGTAGCTACTGACCCTACTACCTATGTAGGTTTAACTACATTTGGTATTGGTCTGGCAGGTAAAGAAGCTGCTAAACAAACAGGCAAGCTAGGTATCAAAGAGTTACTCAAAAGCTCCACTAGAGGTGGTGTCATTGCTGGTATTGAGTCAGGTGTCTATACCGCAGTTGATGATGTCAACAGACAGGTAGTTGAGACGGCTGTATCTGGTGAAGATATTGATTTAGGGCGTGTTGCTAAGTCTGGTCTTATAGGTACAGGAGCAGGTTTTGTGCTTGGTACAGGCATTACCGCAGGGGTCAAAAGGTATTCAGGACAGTCTACTAGAGAGATAGCTGAGACTGTTGATGAGCAAAAACTTGCTGATGACTTACCTGAAGATGCGGGTGAGGTGGTATTCCACAGAACTACAGCAGAACCTTTCTTTGATTTTATTGAGTCACCTAATAGCCCACACAGCCACGCAGGGAGTAAGGGCTTTTACTTCTCAAGAACAGCAGATGATGAGACATCTGTAGTCTTTGGGGGTAACGTGGTTGAGGCAAAGGTTGATATTAAAAACCCAGTGCCTATTCAAACAGTGGCTATGGACACTACTGCTGAAGGATTTACATTCGGTCGGGTTGATTTAGATTACTTACCAGATGACCTTGGGAGTGTGCGGTTTATAGACGATGCAGGGCAACTACAGGATGTGGATAGACTGTCTAAAGCAGAGATAAATTCACTACTGAAAAAGAATAAACTTTTTTACCAAGTAAACCCAGAAAGACTTTTTGAAGAAGACATTGCTGTAATCCGTAAGGCTGGTTATGACGGTTTTAAAATGGATGCACAGGGGGATAAGCCTGGACAGGTTGTGGCTCTATCATCTGACCAAATTAAAGTTCAATCGTTTACAGAGGGGGGTAACACACATTTACCGCCTAGCTCTGGCACACGCTCTCCTGCACAAAAGATACGTACCGACCTCAACGGTGTAATTCAAGCAATCAAACGTACAGTCCCCGCAGGTAAAGTATCGTCATTAGGTGCTGATGGTGTTCAGAACATGGACGAGCTAGTAGCCTCTGTAGAACCCTTCAAGGAAATGCTTAGGCAAGCCTCCGCTAAAAACCCCGCAGAACTTGCAGAGTACCTTAAGAAGCAAGAGTTGACTGACGGGCAAAGCGAGTTCCTTGAAGTTGCCACAAGCCAGACAGTATCTGCACTTAAGGTAAAAGTATTTAACTTACGTCTTAAGCAACAAAAGTTAGACGGTGACGAAGCCTTAGCTATATCTAAACAAATAGATGAAATCGAAGAAGTGATTGCACCTCTAGATGAACTTGATGCAGCTATGTCTACTATCACGGGGCAACGGTTACGGGCTAGACAAGAAAGCCTAAACACTGGGCAACTAAGGGGTGAAACCATTACAAGCCTACAGGCTTCAGGCTTATCGAGAACTGAGGCTGAACGACAGTGGGATGCTATCTTTAAGGAGAAACTACAGAAACACGAACGCACTCAAGAGATGGCAACACTTAACGCCAAGATTGAAGAGGTGCGTAAGAGTGGGGACACTGCTGAATACATCAAACTTAAGCAACAAAAACAGGTTAAGAAAGATGAGTTTGCAGAAGAAGTCCTGAGAGAAGAAGGCTCTTCTATCTACAGAGCAATCAACAAGCCTATCAAAGTCTTGAATGAGATTATGATTAGCTTTGTATTCTCTCCTGCTACTTTAATTGTCAACACCGTCCCATCACTAGCGAAGACTATCTATAAGCCTTTGCTTAACAACTTGATGCAAGATGGTCTATCAGCAACATCACGCAAGAAGATAGTGGCTGAGTATTCAGCTATGGCATCTATGATTCCATCGGCAGCTAAGATGGCTAGGGCTGCATGGCGTTATGAGAAGTCTATTCTGACAGGTGACTCTGCTAGATTCCTTGAGGAATACAATACAATTCCTAAGAGATATGGCGGTGGTATCTTACGTCACTTCCCTAGAGCCTTGCTTGCTACCGATGCGTTCTTTGAGAACATTCACTACAGAGGATATGCAGTAGGTAAAGCTACAGGCGATGCTATGGAAGCAGGTGTAGCTAAGGGCTTGAAAGATAAAGAGCTTGATGACTTTGTTCAGATTCAAACTCAGGAAGCCTTAACGCGAGCTTACGCCCCCGAAGAGAACGCTATAGACATCCTTATGTCTGATGGTATCTCAAGAGGACTGAAGGGTAAGAAGCTAGAGAACTTTATTAATAACGAACTAGCTAAGAACGAATCAGCCTTTGTGAAAGCTACTGACCAAGATGGTCGTGATTATGTACAGGATGTACTGTTCAAGAGAGACTTCTCTGGTAAAGGAGCAGCTTCTTCATTAGCTAAAGGTTATGAGGGTTTTGTAAACAAGCACCCTGCTATGCGCCTTATGGGGCAGTTGTTCTTCCGTACACCCGTGCGTGTATTTGAGGAAGGCATACGTTTGACTCCAGGTCTTAACATGATTAGTCCAGGTTTTATGAAGGACTTGAAGGGTGCTAATGGCCCTATGCGCCAAGCTAGAGCGCAGGGTGAAGCCTTGATGTCTTACTCAATAGCTGGCTCAGTGTTCTCTCTATATGCCACAGGTAACGTGACTGGTGCTATGGGACAGGACTACAAGCAGACTCGCCAAGGTGAGAACGCAGGTGGGCAAGAGCCTTACACTATTATGTTTAGTGATGGCAGTACCTTTAACTACCGTAACTTTGACCCCTTCTCAACTCCAATTAAGATTATTGTCAATGCTTTAGAAAGAGCAGAGACACTGGCTTATAGAGAAGAGCAGGGCGAATCAATCAACAAGTCTGAGATGGAAAAGATACAGGCTCTAGTAGCTGTTGGTGTTGGCTCTATCGCACAGTCTTTACGAGATGCAAACCTTGCCTCTGGTGTTGATTCTGCCATGGACTTCTTTGAAGACTTAGGAGACCCAGACAGTTCAGACCAGTTGATTAAGTTTGCAGGTAGAAAGGTACAGACATTCTTGCCCAACACTTACTACAAGTATCAGATGCTTGACAACCCTGTGCTTGGTGACCCAGTAACAATGGAGCAGTTCATCTTACAGCGTGTCAACCCTGATGACCCATTAGTGCCTAAGCAATACACCGCACTAGGTAGAGCAAGAACCCTTAGTAATCCAGTAGCTAATCTTATCTACTTTGATACGGCTACAGTTGAGGAACGTCAGCGTGGCATCCCTGCAAAAGAAATAGAGGTAGAAAGATTCCTTTATAAACTAGCGCAGGTAGGTGACACACACTTCACAGCTTCCTACAAGATGCCTAAGTTCATGGGTGATATTGACTTACGAACTCAGATAACAAAAGACGGTATGGAAACCTACTACGACAGATGGATGCGTTATACCCACGAGTCAGGACTGATAGATGTGCTACATGGCATGCAGGACTTACCTATGGGTACAGCTTCACAGGCAGGTATCGCTGAACAATACGCCAGGAAGTATATCAATCAGTTTAGGGAGATGGCTTTCATGCGTTTGTTTGGTGAGGAAGCAGCAATACCACAGGAATACCGAAGTGTCTTAGAAAGGAAGATACAGGGTCAAACAGGCCAACGCTCTTCAGACAACATAATATATAACATTGGGAATTAATAACTATGCCTTATGCAAATAATAAGTACACAGCAGACGGGAGTACGGCCACGTTTAGTGTGGCCTTTCCGTATTTATCAGAGGGAGATTTAGTTGTATCAGTTGATGGTGTAGTTAAAACATTAACGACTGACTACACCGTCCCCTCCACAAGCCAGATAACCTTCAACACACCCCCTGCAAATGGAACTGTTGTCGAGCTAAAGCGAAGCTCTAACCAGTCAGCACGACTTGTAGACTACACAGCAGGGGCAATCTTTAAGGAGTCTGACCTAGACACCGATGGTCTCCAGACATTCTACATGGCACAGGAAGCTATTGATGCGACTGAAGATGCGCTAAGGGTTAACAGTATTAACAAATATAATGCTGGTGCTAGGGTGATTACTAACCTGGCTGACCCTGTAGATTTGACTGATGCAGTTAGCTTAGGATTCATTAGTCCTAACTTAACTAACATCGGTACAGTCGCAGGTATCTCTGGTGATGTTACAACGGTGGCAGGTATCTCTGCTAACGTAACTAGTGTGGTAGGAAATGAATCTAACATCAATGCTGTACAAGCTAATGCAGCTAACATCAATGCTGTTGTAAGCAATGAATCTAACATAAACAATTGTGCAGCCAACTCTAATGCAATTGCGGTAGTCGCTACAAACCAGACAAACATTGTTACAGTTGCTGGTAGTATTGCTGATGTAAACAAGTATGTAGATACTTACTCCACAGGCGGTACAGCCCCCTCTAGTCCCACTGTAGGTGACCTATGGTTCGACACTACAGTGCAGGTACTTAAGGTTTACACCAGTGGTGGTTGGCAACATGCTTCATCAGCTATATCAACTTCTTCTACGCGCCTCAGCTACACTGTAGGAACAAACTCAGGGACATACACTTCAGGGTCATTAACAACTTTCCCTGTGTCTTATGATTCAGGGTTTATTGATGTGTACCTGAACGGTGTTAAGTTGATTAATGTAACAGACTTCACAGCCACTAACGGCACTGAGGTAGTATTAGGAACGGCTGCAACGGCAGGGGATGTTGTAGACTTTGTTGCGTATGGTAACCAGATACTTACTGATGTAACCACGCTGTCACCGTATGCTACTCAGATAGGCACACTGGCTACCAACATTAGTGACATCAATACTACAGCGACTAACATAAGCAATGTAAACGCAGTAGGTGGCGACATAGCTAATGTAAATACTGTAGCTTCAGCCTCAACTAATATAGGAACAGTCGTTACTAACATCAGTGACGTTAACACAGTTGCCACTAATATAAACAATGT